AAAGACAAGCGTTCCTATCAGAAGAATCTGATCGTAGAGGAATTTAAAGAATTCCTAGAAGCTGAAGGTTTACTATTTAGAAAAAATAATAATATACATGCTGAAGCATTAAAAGAACTAGCTGATTTAGTCTATGTATGCTACCAATACGCTGAGAATATGGGATGGTTCCTAGATGAAGCTCTAGACCGTGTACATATAAGCAATATGTCTAAACTTGGAGAAGATGGGGAACCAGTCTACCGAGAAGACGGTAAAGTCCTTAAAGGACCAAATTACAAACCACCTGATTTAACGGATTTAACTTAAATGACCGCAGAACTTATCTCCCGCACTGGTCGGGTCCAATCATGGTTGGATAACCCAGAATCAAGACTCCCAGTGAGCTGCACCGTTTTTGTCGTAGAAGACTCTATGGAAGGAAAAAATGGAATCGAAGCAAGCTGGAGATTCGTCTCTCATGCACTCAGACATGGAGCTGGAGTTGCAGTCCATCTATCAAAGCTCAGACCCAGAGGAAGTGAAAACGGAAAAGGTCTTACGGCTTCTGGCCCTGTATCATTCGCAAAAATTTACTCAACATTAAATGAAACACTTAGAAGAGGTGGCGTTTATAAGAACGGCGCTGTCGTGGCTCACCTTGATATTAATCATCCCGATATCATTGAGTTCGTGCGCACTCCTAGAGCTGAACTCCCTTGGATCAAAAGGTGCGTCAACCTTACGCCAGCTCAATGGAACCAAACAGACAATCAAACAAAAGATGCCCTCCTCCACGGAATTAAATCTGGGGACATCTGGCTTAACAAAATAAGATACGATGACAAAGCTAGGAGAATTTCTGGAAACGTTTGCCTCGAAGTATACCTGCCCTCACGAGGAACGTGCCTCTTGCAACATATTAATTTCGGTGCCTGTGAAGTCGGGAACATCAAAGACGCTTTCGTACAGGGCATGTCCGAGTTGTGCGAGCTCCATAGCCATACAGGTGTCGGAGCAACTGGGGAATATCTCCCTTCCGAAACGGACAGGCAAGTCGGACTTGGATGCCTTGGATTAGCTAATTTACTTAGAAGATATAAGGTTAGTTATAAAGACTTTGGAACTGCCTTGACTGAAGTCAATCTTGGAGAGACAGTTAAAGGGACAGCAGGTGAACTTGCTTGGCAACTTAAACTAGGGATTGAAGCTGCCGCACAAGTTGCTAGAAATCATAATATGGTACGAGCCTTTGCTATCGCACCTACTGCTAGTTGCAGTTATAAGAGCAAAGATTTAGATGGGTATACATGTGCCCCAGAAATTGCACCTCCAATAAGTCGCTCTGTTGATCGTGACAGTGGCACTTTTGGTGTACAACATTTTGATTATGGCGATGTAGAAATCGCAAGTGAAGTAGGTTGGCACGCTTATAAGTTCTTGGCTGACCAACTCATGATCATGTATCAAAATACAGGACTTCTTCACGGCTATTCATTTAATAGCTGGAGTGATGTTGTTACATACGACAGAAACTTCGTGGAAGAGTGGTTACTATCACCCCAGACCTCCTTATACTACTCCCTGCAAGTGATGTCCGATACACAAGATAAGACCGATGCGTATGCAGCATTAGATCAAGCTGATGTGGATGATTACTTACAGGATATTCTCGGAAACGAGCCTATAACCTGTGACTGTCAAGAATAATGAAAAAAGATCCATATGAAAAACTACTTGGGAGAAAGCGTAAGTGGACTCCCGTACAAACCACCGCTGGTACCCTCAAAGAGGGTGCCGAAGAAACCATCTACCGTGCCCTTGCAATTAGGCATATGGAGCTACCAGTTGGCGGCTTCATTTCAGAAGCTCTTGAAAAAGATGTTCCCCAATCTGCACGAGTACTGTTAGAATCAAACGTTAAAGATGAGGAAAACCATGACCTTGCTCTTGGGTATATTGCTAATTCAATTGGGGTTAACGTTGAGGCTGAGGCCGAAGCACTCCGATTAAGAACTGCATGGGAAGAACACCCAGATCACACTTTATTAAAAGCCTTGGTAGCTGAACGTGCTATATTTTTTGTTTTACTTCCTTTCTTTCGTTTTTGTGGTGACGCAGGTCTTCGGACCGTTTCAGCTGATATTTCCAGAGACGAACAAATACACGTTAGCTGTAATTCTCTCGTCTGTTCTGCTATGGATTTACGCCCTAGTAATTCTCTGGACAAACTTAGGAAGGCCACGATTAATTGGGTATTCCAACCCCTAGGTATAAATACTACCGATAAATATTTGGACAAAAATTTTTGGCTGAATGCAAGTGATCGCTTAATGTATGAAGGGAAAGCTCCAGAGTTTTCTGAGACACAGCGAGCACGTATGCCAGCTTTCTTTGAACATGCAAACACAAATCTCCCTAGCTACGCTTAAGCTACATAACCAGCGACTGGATGAACTAATTAGCAGGCTTGATTCTAACTTTGGTTGGAAACCAGTTCATCCTAAAGAACCAATCGAATCGATCATGTATCGTGCGGGTCAAGCCAGCGTCATAGATTATATAAAAAATATTATGGAGGATGAAATCTAATGTGTCTAGGAGGTTCACCGAGTCCGCCGCCACCACCACCATTGGCCCCGCCACCACCACCACCAGCACCGCCACGTGCCCCAATCCCTGAACCTGAACCACTAATAACTGACGATGTGAACCCCGCTATTCGTCAAGCTAAGAGTAAGAAGGCAGGACAAACAGGTATGTCTAAAGGTACTGGTGCTCTAAGAATTGGTCTTAGAGATGGTTTGAATACAGGTGCAACAGGTGGATCAACAACAGGAGTTAACAAGGGAACACCATGATGAATGCACGTGAGAAATACAACAAGTTTTCTAACAAACGGCAACAGTTCCTACACAGTGCTGTAGAATGCTCTAAACTCACGTTACCTTATTTAATACAAGACGATATAAGTTCTCGACCTAATTATAAAAATCTTCCTACTCCATGGCAGAGTGTAGGTGCAAAGGTAGTAGTAACACTAGCCGCTAAACTTATGTTAGCGTTACTACCACCTCAAACTACATTCTTTAAGCTACAAGTAAGAGAAGATAAATTAGGTGAAGAGATACCACCAGAAATGAAGAGTGAACTTGATCTTTCTTTCTCTAAGATAGAGAGACTGATCATGGATTACATCGCAGCTTCTAGTGATCGTGTTGTAATACACCAAGCTCTAAAGCACCTCATCGTAGGTGGCAACGCTCTATTATTTATGGGTAAGGATGGTATAAAAAACTTCCCATTAAATAGATATGTCGTCAACCGTGATGGTGATGGTAACGTTTTAGATATCGTAACAAAGGAACTAATCAGCCGTAGGATACTGGAGAAAGAGCTACCAGATATCGTACCGAAATCAGTAGTTGATGAAAGTGCGGCAAGCTTAGATGGAGATGACGTTGAGGTGTATACCTGCGTACATCTGGATGAAAAAAGTGGACGTTGGATTTGGTATCAAGAGTGCTATGATAAAATAGTTCCTGGTACTAGAAGTACAGCTCCAAAGAATGCAAGTCCATGGCTACCACTCCGATTCAATACAGTGGATGGAGAGGACTACGGAAGAGGTAGAGTGGAAGAGTTCATCGGTGATATGAAATCACTTGAAGGACTGTCACAAGCTCTAGTTGAAGGATCAGCTGCTGCTGCTAAAGTAGTATTCTTGGTCTCACCTTCCAGTACAACCAAGCCACAAACAATAGCCAACGCTGGTAACGGTGCAATCGTTCAGGGTAGACCCGAAGACGTTGCTGTTATTCAGGTGGGCAAAACAGCTGACTTTAGTACAGCTGCTAACATGGCTCAACAAATTGAGCGTAGAATATCTGACGCATTCCTTACAATGAATGTACGTCAGGCTGAGAGAGTCACAGCCGAAGAGGTTAGACTAACTCAAATGGAATTAGAACAACAGCTCGGTGGTTTATTCTCACTGTTAACTGTTGAATTCCTTATACCATATTTAAACAGAACCCTACTAGTTCTTACTCGTAGTAATCAAATCCCTAAGATCCCTAAAGATCTTGCACGTCCATCTATTGTAGCTGGTGTTAACGCACTAGGCAGAGGACAAGATAGGGAAAGTTTAGTCACCTTTATCAGTACCATTGCACAAGCTATGGGACCAGAGGCACTACAAAGATACATTAATCCAGGTGAAGCTATCAAACGTTTAGCTACATCACAAGGTATCGATGTATTAAATCTGGTTAAGACTGATCAAATGATTCAACAAGAGATGCAACAGCAACAGATGATGCAAGCACAGCAATCACTTGTCAATCAGGCTGGTCAATTTGCTAACACAGCAATGATGGATCCAGAAAAGAACCCTGAAGGTACAGCTAATGCATCTGATATGATTAACCAAGTAGGTGCTCAAGTAATGGGCCAACCACCACAATAATATGCCAGAACAGAACACATTTACTACAACTGATGCAGCTGAAACAGTTTCATCAGAACAAAATTTAACGCCAGATGAACAGGATTCTCTGGCGGTAGGTGAGCAGTTACAAACTGAACAAGAAGGACTTCTCGCTGGTAAATATAAGAACGCTGAAGAGTTAGAGAAAGCTTATAATGAACTTCAGCAGAAACTTGGTGACCGTGACTCCGAAGAAGGAGAAGAAGGTGACACCGAAGAAAGACCTGAACCCACATCAAGCCCTGCTGTATCATTAATCAATGATGCATCAGCTGAGTACTGGGAGAATGGTGAAACACTTACACCTGAGACTATAGAAAAGTTCTCAAGTATGAGTAGTAAGGATCTAGTAGATGCTTACATGGAGATTACT